GATCTAAAATCGCCTTGATGTAGGCCTCAATATGATCCGATGTATTTTTAAATCTCATTACAAACCCACCTCTCTCTTTGAACCTTGACTATCTTTGACTATACTATCATTTAACACTCTATAAGTCAAATTTTTAGAGCTCAGCCCTTGAAAATACTGACTTTCTTTAAAAATATTTAGGCATTAAATCGCCTTAGTTTTTCTTGAAAGTTCCTAAAAAAAGTCCACAAAAAAGAGCCCTAAAAAGGGCATAATATTGATGAGTTCAGCAGGCAAGAAACTAGCACGGTCAGACGTGCTTTTTTATTACCTGGTAATATTATAGCATATCTTCCACAGCATAGCCATAAGACACAAAGAAAAACCCTCAGATAATTTCTGAGGGAAGAAAATGTTAGTTGTTACGCTTCATCTTATCTTTAATCACTAGAATAACCACAGTTATAATGATTACAAATGTGACAATAAATAATAAAATCGATAATGCAAAAATTAACGAAATGGGCACACCCAAGGCAAGAAGGAATAAAATATAAACTAACACTAAAACTGCAAGTATTTTAATAAAATTAAGCATAGAAATTGCTCCTTTATTGTCAAAAAATTTAAACATGGAAATTATTCCATTGTTTAGTTTGAAGCACTTAAAATAGAAGTTATCTTGAAAATAGTAATCAAGGTTAAATTCAGCAATTTATATTATTGTTTTATCTAAGCAATTCGTTTTATCTGAGCAATTCGTTTTATCTGAGCAATTCGTTTTATCTGAGCAATTTGTTTTATCTGAGCAATTTGTTTTATCTGAGCAATTTGTTTTATCTGAGCAATTTACATGTTCAAGAATTTTGTTTCTATCTATTTCAAATAGTAACTTCACTCATAGTATAAAACATTAAAACTTAGATGTCAATCTTTTTTTATTTTCAGGGCTGCCAATTAGAATACATCCCTTAAAACAATTTATTTGAAGATTTCTATAATTTTTTCTTAAAAGTAAGCCTTTCATCCTAAATATATTAGTTTTTATCCCCTTTTTGTCTGGAGGTCTCCGACTTGGAAAAAGTTCCCTTCACCGGTTCCCAAAGTATTCAAAAAAATTTTTTCAAAGTGGGGGGGAGTCAATATCCTTTCAGTTCTATAAATCTTTTAGCGATTACCTTTCTACGGCTATTTATATAACGGGTAGTTTTATTTAGTTTCTCTGCCACGTCTTCCCAAGTCACACCAGCTTCTAAAAATCTCATTTTAAAGATGACTAGATCAGTATCAATCAGATTTTCCATCAAGGTATCTACAATTAATTTAAAACCTTCCAGATATCTTAAGGTTAAATCTTCTTCAATTCTAATGATGGTTGCTTCAGTAGGACTATATACTGTCTTTCCTTTCCCACCAGTATAATCTTCAGTGCTATGTTTCTTATTATGTATCAGTTCTTGTCTTCTCAAATAAATTTTATTAGCAATCGTTCTATATCGTCCTAACTCAATATCTATCCCGTCCAGGTCTCTGTTACTCAGTTCATACATAGTCAAGTACCTCCACTTCAATTTTAAAATTTTCTTATCCTGCATTCTGTCAAACTGACAAAAGCTTAAAAGCCTTTCAACACTCCACTTACCAGGTATCATTGTTTTAAGTTTGACAACTCTTCAATATGACAATCTAAAGAGATATCCCTCTAATTTATTCCCCAGTTTCTCTTATCTTACATTCTGTGAAACTCACTCCATTCTGTAAACCCCTGATATACCTTGCTTTCAAGCTATTACTTCTTTTCAGTTTATGCTTACTTTGTTATGTGAAACTTAGTAAAGTTAAAAAACAAAGGCTAGTAATACTTCTTTTAATCATTCAGAATATTATTAGCCTTGTTTAAAGAATCAATTATTTTCTAGATACTCTTTAGCTTTATGGTAGTCCTTTGGAGATTCTAAGAAGAAAGGTAAAATAGTATGTGGGTATACTTCAGTTCGATACCGCGACAACTGATATTTCTGACTTAATTCTTTTACTACACTATTGTTTATTTCTTCAACTTCTTTTTTCAAATTTTGAATCTCATCAAAAGCATTTAGAATCTGTTTAAGTTTTTTCTGGTAACGCTTATAAACATTCTTATTTTCTGCCTGGCGCTTAGTTTCTTTAAAAATATATTCAAAAAGAGCCGAACTTAATTCCCATTCATCGTTTTCAAATTGTTTCTCCAGTAATTTAATAGATTCTTCCATTCTTTCAAGCTGCTCTATAGTTTCGGAGTTATTAGATAAAAATTCATCGATATTATCAAACGAAACATCTTGCTTCCTTACGATGTTTTTTCTTTTTTTATCTAGCTTTTCTCTTGCTCCTCTTATTTTATTCTTTTTATCATTTAGCTCTTCTAGTAATAAAAATACTTTTTCTTTATCCATTTCTTTCTCCTAGTTCCATTGAATAAGGTAACCACAATCTTCTTCAACTTTTTTTACATCAAATCGGGTATGTAAAATCAACCGTTTCCCAAAATAGTCATTCGCATTCACCCAACTAAGTGTATCTTTCTTGCGATCAAACAAAGTAACAAAGTTTTCTAGATCTCCGATAAAACCTTTTTTGTCACCTTTATTCCCTAATGTTGTATCATCTACAATTAAAAAGTTATCTACAAAGAATGTTTCACTTGTCCCTGCCTCTTTATCAACTTTAAGAAGATAATTTCCTGAAGTGTCTTTCATTTTTTCTAAGACACTAAATAGTGATTGACTAATAACCATAGATACATTGCGCTCTGGATTGATTAAAGAAACAATAGATTTCAAGTCGTCCATACTTGTAGCAGTCTGCACTTTCGCAGTTTGGAGAATTTTCCCAATCTCTCTATTTCGTGTTCTACGTTTTAATTTAATAATCTTCTTACCAAGAAAATCCGTTAAATTATATTGGCCATCATCTAATTGTTCCTGTGAAAAATCAAGTTTCCCACTGAATAATTTAACTAAGTAATCAACGCTGATAGTTTTCTTTTTATCTGCTTCTGTTCTCTCAACCGAATTTTCGCGAACTTCTTGTAATGAATCAGATTCAAAGTCAGTTACTTCATACTTCCCACCACGGGTACGAGTCTCAATAACATTTACTAAATCAACCAGTTCTTTACGTTGATGTTCATCCTCGTAACTATCAAGGATTGGTTTTTCAATGAGTACATGATTATTTTCTACGTTCATCCCTCTAGTGTTATAACCTGTACTTCGGATATAAGCTTCTAGATATTCTTTTTGTTTAACTAAGTTAGTTGTCATTTTTTTGCTCCTTTATCTTACAAGATTATTTACCTAGATTTTTTATTCTTTGTTCAAATTTTTCTTTTACTTTTTCCTCGACTGGTTTTATATGAGGAATTGCCTTGCTACGTCCCCCATTTCTTAATACATGTCCATGTTCTAATAAATGAGTTAATCTATATGTTGGATCTGCATTATAGATTACAAAAGAACCTTTAGAATTTTTCTTAAAGCGCCAATTTTTCGCATATTTCCCATATCTTTTAGGACTTGTTTGTTTCAATTCATTCACTGCTTCATTTGTAACCTCTTCAGCAATTAAATCTATCTGTTCTTCAACTTCTTCAGAATAAGCTTCCAAAGTTTTAGCAATTTCATTTGCTAGATCACTCGTTAGACTCATTTTACCCTCCTTTATCTTTTTATTGCTCCTCGTTGTTTATAATTTTTTCTAAAATTCTTTGCTCTTAGTTTTTCTTTTATGACTCTCCGAGCCTTTAGAATCATTTTTTCTAGATTTTGGTTTGTCTTGTTTGTTAGCATATTTCTCTAGTATTTCTTGTTTCCGTTGTTCTAAGCTATCACCTTCTTTTTTACACTGAGAAAAGATTTTCTGTCTTTTATCTGGATCCATAGAAAACTTATTGGCTACCACATACCCTAAAGAAGTATCTCCTGCCATAATACTCACCCCCTTTCTATGCAAACAAAAAGGGACATACCACTAGCATTATACGCTTACGGTATGTCCCTGAGTTGTTCTCAATAGACTTATTTTTTAGTTTCTTTTTTGACTAGATGAGTAAATTTCCCATCTGAATAGAATAAAGTAATTTCTCCAAAACTTGGAACTTTTTCTATCTCTATTATACCACATTTTTCGTAGACAACAAAGCCTTTTTCTGTTGCAAATCGCATTTTATCATCATTCATTGATATTCTCCCCTCACTGTGTTTATAGTATATCTCTTATCTTTGATCGTGAAAGCCTTGAAAGTGTTCCCTTCTAAACCTTTCAAAATTCTACTTGAATTTCTAGCATTGTATACCGTCCGCAGTTCACTACTATCTAGGTTCGTGTTGAAAATCGTAGTTTCTCGATTATTGATAATATCAAACAAGAAATCCTGTTCCCAATCGCTCTTAGGGGTTACCGTCCCATTTTTTGCCCCTAGGTCATCGATGATTAGAAAATCAACATCAACAAGCTTTTTAACCGCCTCATACTCTGTTAAGTTTGCATTTCTGCCATAAGCCCAGCCTTCTTTTATCTGCTTGATAATCTCGGTTAAGCTGACAAACAAGACACTCTTAGGCTCGTTCTTCTCTCTGAAGCTCTCATTGATTTCTTTGGCCAGGGCAAGAGATAAATGACTTTTTCCTATTCCTGTGCTACCGCTGATTAAAGTATTTCCTGTCATACCTGCAAGGTACTTCTGGGCTTGCCCCTTTACAAACTCTAACATCTGACGCTCCTCTGTCGTCTTAACAAAGAAATTATCAAATGTCGCTCCTTTCAACTCGTTAGGAATCGTACTATCACGCATTAAGACATCATAAGTTTTAAAGTAAGCTTGCCTGTCCTCGAACTGCTGCAATAGGTCTTTCTCTTTCTGTTTAATCTCTCCCTTCACGCACTCCGGACAAAATGCTTGTACTTTTCTTTCTGAACCCCCTAACACTGGTACAGAAATTTCCCAATAATTTACCTGGTGAATATCGCAAACTTTATCCGATATTTTTCTATTATTAAATTCTTTAAATTGTTCCTTCATCTGTGCAACTCCTAAAATGGTAGGTCTGGGAAGTTATCTTCAGACTTCCCTTTTATGGTTTTAGGCTTTTGGTTCAAATAACCGTCAAACTTAGATCCGAAAAGTGTTTCAGGTCTCAGATATTTAGAAAATTCAGGACTATCCTTCCATTCTGCCGTTTTAATATCTATCACCTGTTTAAAATCTTCAAGTGTATAGCCTTCTTTGAATCGTGCTAGTAAAAGCCTTTTAGTCTTGTCAACAAACTTATATCGCTTATTAGCTACTTGATTCAGATAAGCAATAGGAATCCAAAGTTCTTTATGTTTTGTTTTCTCTAAATCTTTTATAGCTGTTTCTTCAAGCCAAGTAGGAAAAGTGAAGTCGGGATTTCCCGACAATATATTATCTAAATATAAATTATTACTCTTACTATTAACTCTATTCTCTTTCTCTATCTCTGTTGGACACAAGTTGGAAAATGTCCAACTATTTTGGACATTTTCCAATCTTGCCACATTTGGGGCTTGTTTTCGCTGTTCACGTTTATATTTAGACCAGTTTGTTTCACTCTCAACCATGGCTTTTGCTTGCGATAATGTAGCATGGCCATCATCATCAATCTGAATCAGTCCACATCTTGTAAAATATGCAACTGTCATATTTATATCATCTTCAGAAACATCCAGTTTTAAAGCTAATTCCTGTACCAAACTATCAAAATATCCTTCATAGTACAAAATGCAGTCATCTTCTAAACTTTCCAACATAAGGCGGATATAAATCACTGTCATAGTGTAGCCACCAGGCATATTTTTAAGTCGCTTAATAAAAAGGTTATCAAAAAACTTCTTATCAACTTTTAACCAAAAATATATTTTAGTCTTTGCCATCATCTACCCCCAAAAACTTTAAAACATCTGAGATTTTATAATACGCTTTTCTAGTATCTTCAATAGGCGGTATATACTGTGGTAATCCTGCACCTTCCCATTTTGTCAAGGTTTTATCTCCTATGCCTAGTTCTTCCTTTAGTTCCACCTTGCTGATTAAATCTAATCTTTTTTGAGGTACTTTCTCATGATTTTTTAAATACCGTTCCACTGCTTCCAAAATCTTAGATTTTAAATCTTCAATCATTTTTTCAAACATCTTAGTACCCCCATGGTTTAACCCCTGCAAGCTGAATATATCGCCCATAATCAGGGCTTAAACCCTCGCTAATTGTTTCTATCGTCTGTGTACTTTCTCGCTCGATTTGGGCGCTTTTTTTGCGGTCTCGGTGGTTTAGACACATGAGAAAGCCAACCAATATCACGGTAAAAATAAGCGCCTGTGTATTGCTTAAATCTAGTTCATTCATGCTATGCCCTCGCTTTGTAATTCTTGATATAATTTACTTGATAGCTTCGCTCCATCTTCAGAAAGTCGTACACCTCTTCTGGAGTTACTTTATCATCTAAAAAGTCAATGATGAACTGAAAGAGTTTCGGATTTCTATCCTTGATTTTAGTCATTAGCTTATCAAATTCTGATCGTGTCATGTTATCTAGGTCTAGAGTCATATTTTTCTCCATTAGCCTTTCCTTGTCCTTTTTCTTGCCTGTTTTCTATATGGTATGCTTCACCACTCCAAACGCTGGGCGATTGCCCCAAGTTGGCGAACGCTTGTAGCGGTGTTTCGTGAGTAATTACCCATCTTTCAGCTAAACAAGGCCTTAGAATCACCCTGTCAGCGCTTGATTTCAAAACCTTTTCTAATTGCTTGCCTGCTCTTCGGTTTTTCTTTAGATATTTGATAGAATAGATATTTTTTGCTATAATCAGAGCATAGAAAAAATTTCTATATCATTAATCTTGTCGCTTGCTCGCCTCGTCTAAAATTTGAGCAAGTGATTTTTTTATTTTCTTTTTGCATAATTACTACCTGACTTTGGTTTATAAAGCAAGTCTTTACTTTCGATAAGATCCAGAATCCAGCTGAACCCCTGCTCTACCGTTTCAAGAAATGCGCCCAGGTCTTCACTGTCCAAATCCTCGTAGTTCATACAAAGATATTCGGCTAGTTGTCTGTCTTTCTCAACTAGCTTTTTAAAATCCTTGGAATACTTAGGAATTTCTAACCCTTTGGCATTTGTAACTGTCTTAAATTCATTTTCCATTTTCTATACTCCTATACTTTAAAAATTAATTCCTTAATTTCTGAATATCCCCTATTCAAGTTAATCATCGCTATTGCCATATCTTCCAAACGCTGATAGTTTGTCAGTTCTGCACTTGTCAAGCCATCAATACCGTTCTTACTTTCTCGCTCCTTCATGAGTTGCGCTTTATTCTTCCCTGTCACTCCCTTTAGTAGTAAGTTTGTCAGGGTGCTATAGGCATGCTTGGGGGCTTTCTCCCATGTTTGAATAGCTTCGGTTAAGGTCTTGCGCTTTGGCTTTTCCAGTTCCCTTTGAAGATAGCGTTTAGAAAGTTCATCACGCATTTCAAAGAATGCTTTGACTAGGTTCATTTTGAATTGCCGTACTGGTTCGGTATTCTTTAGATAAGTGATCAGCAAGGTTGCCTGTTGCTCATTCAGAAGATAGATTTTTTTCGGTTGCCCTCTCTTATCTAATTTATGGATTTTAAATCCAAGTATTCCCAACGCTTCAAAATCAGCTTTATTATCTCTGACTAAGCGTGTAATAGTATGGTGCTGTACTTCAGCACATTCAGCGATAATCTCGCTCGTAGTATACGGCTCTTTCTTGCCGTCCATGTAAACCAGTTCCATTGGTTCGCTCCTTTCTAATATTTCGTATCAAGAAATTCATCAAGTGTAACTCCTAAGTAACTAGATACTTTTTTCAATGTATCAATACTTGGATTCTTTGCACGTTCATAATACAAAGCCGTTAAGGTACTTTTTGAAATTCCCGTAGCTTTTGCAACATCAGCGGTTTTTTTGCGTCGCTTCGCTAATAACAACCTCATGTTATTTCTCATTTTTTACCTCCATTTTATTTGATATTTTAAATTATATCTTATTCTTATTAAAAACAAAATGCAAGGTGAAAAGATTACACTTTACGATGCATTTCTGGCAAACATACGACAGCTAACACCAATTGAACTATCCCTAAAATAGCGCAAGGAAGACCTAATAAAAAATAAGCACCTATAATGGTGTCAACAGTGCTATTCCAATCTAAATCAACAAAATGCAAAGATAATCCGACGATAATAGGGATTAAAAAAGGCATAAAAAATGCCACCAATAAATACCGCCCATAATAGCGACTTGCTTTTTCCTGAGTAACAAAAAAGATAAGTGTTGTCATCACCCCAGGTATAAATGAAATAAGAAAAGAAAGAAAAAATGCGTATTCAACAAATTCAGAAATAATGACTGCACATAATAATGCAATAAAAAAACTCCCAATAAAAAAACGTCGTATAGCTTTTTGCTGTTCACTTTTTTGTTCATTATTCATTTTTATATTTCCTTTTTTAATCAAAATTAGTAGTTCTAATAAGTAGATAAACAAGTAAAAATAAATTTCCCTACTTTAATACTACTTAAATGCTGCAATATATTCTTTTTCATTAAAGCCAATCAATGCCTTACCATCTTGCAAAATAATCGGGCGTTTGATTAACGTTGGATTTTCAGCTAATACGGAAAGTACGGTAGATTTCGAGAGTGTATTTTTCACATTTTCATCAAGATTACGCCAAGTCGTACTACGTTTATTGACTAAATTTTCCCAACCAAATTGTGCTTCTGCTTGTTGTAAGAATTGAGTATCTAATCCATCCACACGATAATCATGTAATTTATGTTGAATATTATGTTCAGTTAGCCACTTCAATGCTTTTTTCACTGTATCACAGTTTTTAATGCCATAAACGATAATCATATTCTCACCTCTAAAAATAAAAAATCCTCGATTTCATTTAGAACGAGGATTTTAACTGCTACATGAATTAATCACAAATAGATTAGCCCGATACAAATTTTCACCTCCAAAAGAAAAAGTGCGGTGAAAATCAACCGCACTTTTCAAAAGGGAAATTAGAATTCGTAACCTACACCCACTTTAGCGCCATAGTTATTCACTTTAGTATCGTCAAAGCTACCTAAACGGTTATATTCTAAACCACCGTTTGCATACACTTTGTCTGCTAATTTATATTTAGCACCCGCAACTACACCATAACCCACTTTGGTTTCAGAAGAGCTTTTATAACGTTGTTCTGCGCGGTCTTCAAATTTGAAACGGTTAGCCGCAAGACGAGCACCAACATAAGGTTCAATTTGAGAGTTGGTATCGAAGTCATAGAATACTGTCGCACCTAAACCTTGAACTTTAGTACCTTGGAAGTTGCCGTGATGAGTATAATCACCTGCTACACGCATATTACCTAATTTGTAACCCACTGCAACACGAGGTTCAACTTTAGTTTTGCTTGAACCACCATTGCTTAATTTAGTTCTTGAAAGACCTAGATCGCCTTCCGCATATAAACCAGCATTTGCAGTTGAAGCAACCGCTAATGCACCGACAACGATAGCTAATAATGATTTTTTCATTGGATAACCCCTGTTATTTGATTGAAAACACTAAAAATATACCATACTGCTTATTAATTTTCACTATGAAAAACCAATTTTTCGTAACATTTTCGGCATAAATAAGCAATTTTATCGCGTTGAATACGATTATGCCGCCGAATCGTTAAGTAATGAGTCTGACATTCACATTGATAAGCAAACATTTTGCCTTGTACATTCTCTACATCAAATTGATGGCAAGTATCAGCCGGGAGATTAAATAACTGTGTCATCACCGATTGCCATTCCTGTCCATGCGGTTTCACCTGACCAAATACTTGATACACAATAAGATGAGCTAATTCGTGTGGAACTACCTGACGAATAAATTCATCTGAATTCTCAAGTAGCAAAGTGCGGTTAAATTTAATCTCATTTTTCTGTAAATAGGCAACACCAGCCTTAACTCCTCGCAATTCATAACTAATTGTCGGAACAGAAAATGTTCGTTGAAAGTGATTTTCAGCCAATTGTAATGTCTCTGCAAGTTTGCGCTGCACCTGCATTTTTAAATGCCGAAACTGAGTTTGAGATGACATCATCATGTTCAGTAAACAAAAACCGCTAAATTAGCGGTTTTTATCATATACATTTAATTTACTTATTTTAGACCAGCTGCTGCACGTAATTCTTCTGCACGATCTACTTTTTCCCATGGGAATTGTTCACGACCGAAGTGTCCATACGCGGCAGTTTGGCGATAGATTGGTTGAATTAAATTTAACATTTTAATTAAACCATAAGGACGTAAATCAAAGAATTCACGCACTAATTTAACCAATACTTCGTTTGATACTTTTCCTGTACCAAAGGTTTCTACCATGATCGACGTTGGCTCTGCCACACCAATTGCATAAGAAAGTTGAATTTCACAACGATCTGCAAGACCTGCTGCAACAATATTTTTAGCCACATAACGTGCGGCATAAGCAGCTGAACGGTCTACTTTTGATGGATCTTTACCAGAAAATGCACCTCCACCATGACGAGCTGCACCGC